TAGATGGCATATATAGGACAAGGAATTAAAAATGGCACATTTACCGTGCTCGATACATCTGGAAACACTTATAATGGATCTAATGTTACATTTAGTTTAGGCACACAAGTTGGTTCACCGGCACAGCTTTTAGTGTCACATGACGGTGTTATTCAAAAACCCGGCACAGATTATAGTTTAGCTACAGGTGGCACACAAATTACTTTTAGTACAGCTCCTGCAAGTGGTGCATCAATATTTATAACAGAAATATCTGGTGCAGTTGGAGGCCCAATAAATGGTGATTTAGATGGTGCAGAATTAGTTTTAGATACTGACGGTGATACAAGCATAACAGCAGATACAGATGATCAAATAGATATCAAGATTGCGGGAGCAGATGACTTTGCGTTTAAGGCAAACAAGTTTGAAGTTCAAACTGGTTCTAATGTAGATATGAATGGTACAGAATTAATTCTAGATGCTGATGGCGACACAAGTATTACAGCAGATACAGATGACCAAATAGATTTTAAAGTAGCAGGTGCAGATGATTTAAGAATAACAGCTAATGCTATTAACGTATTATCTGGTACAACTTTAACTATTGATTCTGGAGCAACTATTACAAATAGTGGAACCGCTAATAATTTTGGCACAACTACTATTGGAGGACTAACTGATGTTCTAATGGATGCAACTAATTTTACTGATGGATTTTTATTAGACCCTAGTACAAATGGTTCTGCTCCAAGCACAGGAACATTAAGTGGTGCAAATAGAAATATTGGTTTAGGAAAAGGTGTTTTTGCCGCCTTAACATCTGGAGACAATAATATCGCTATTGGTGAAGGGTGCGGTGCAGCACTAACAAGTGGTTACACAAATGTTATCATGGGTATGGATGCAGGCGATAGTATCACTGATGGTTATGAAAACGTGTTGTTAGGTGGTGGAGCCGGAGGAGCATTAACTTCTGCTAACAATTGTATTGCTATAGGAAGAAATGCTTTAGATGTTAGTCAAACTGATACAAATAATATAGCTATTGGAATGAATGCTCTTGGTAGTGCTAACTATGGTGGAGCAAATCAAAATGTAGTTATTGGTAATTCAGCAGGAGATGCAGTTAACACAGGTGATAATAATACTTATGTTGGTTATAATGCAGGAACTACAACTGAAAGTTCAAGTAATAATACATTAATAGGAAAAGATTGTCTTAGTAACTTAGGGAATGGTGGCAATAACACAGCAGTAGGTTCTACGTTAGCGGCTTCGAGTGCTAACATGGAACACTCTATAACTATGGGGTATGATATTACAGGAGATTCTAATGATTTTAAATTTGGTAAATCTGGTAATGTTGTACATAATGATTTTGATGCTGATGCAAACTGGTCAAGAAGTTCTGATGTAAGAAAAAAAAGAAATATCCATAGTCAAGAATTAGGTTTAGATTTTATTAACGATTTAAGAACAGTAAGATTTCAATGGAAACCTTCATATGAATTTCCTAAAGAATGGGATGACTATGATGAAGAAAATAACATGGACACCAAAATTATTATGCATGGTTTTATAGCACAAGAAGTAAAAGAAGCTTTAGATAAACACGCTAGTGATGAGGATAAAAAATTTAGTGGATGGTCTGAAGGGCCAGATGGTATGCAAAACACATCAAGAGAAATGTTTGTTATACCGCTTATTAAAGCAGTGCAAGAATTAACAGCAAAAGTAAAAAAATTGGAGGATAAATAATGGCACACGCAGATGACGCAACAAAAGCATGGGTTAGTGCAATACCTACAAAAGATGAAAATGGAAAAGTTACCGATTGGAGATTAAAATATAAATATACACTCGCTGTTGGAACTGGTAAGGGTAATAAAAAAAATGGAGAAGGTGAGTTTGGAGATGATTTTGTTCATACTTTTGATAAATATATAAAAATTGACACACCTTCAAAAGCACCAAATGCTTATACAAAATCAGAGTTATTAAATTTATTAGATACAAATTGGACAGATGACCAATTTAATAGAAAATATGCAGATTGGGTAATTGTAAGACCAGCAAAAACAGTGGATAATAGTTTTGATGTGACAGGTTTAAACGATTAATGTCTTCTTTTATTTATCCATTTACTCTTAAAGATTTATCTATTTGTGATAAATTAATAGAATATCATAAAAATAATACAGAATATAAAAAAGAAGGGACAGTTCAAAAATCAAAAGGAAAACCCGAAGTTGATCATGAACAAAAACATTCAATAGATGTAACATTTCAACCTTACTCACAAGACCCTTGTATAAAAGAATATTGTAAAGAAATTCAAAGAGGTATTAATGAATATGTAAAAGAGTTTGAACCATTATCAATGACTAGTATGTCAGTTAATACAGGTATTAATATACAGCATTACCCTCCTGGTGGTGGTTTTAAAAAATGGCATTTTGAAAGAATGGCGGCTAGCTTTCCTCAAGTATCAAGAATTTTAGTATTTATGACATACTTAAATGATGTGACAGACGAAGGAGAAACAGAATGGGTTTATCAAGATGTAAAAATACAACCTAAAAAAGGTTTGTCAGTTATGTGGCCTTCTGAATTTACACACACGCACAGAGGTATACCATCAAAGACACAAGAAAAATATATAAGCACTGGTTGGATTAATTTAATATGAGGTATAAATGTTACTAGGACACGGAGCAATAGGACAATTTGGAGTAGCAGAGGCGCTACCGGGTTTTGTTGTTAATGCAGGAACCGTGGATGTTTCCATGGGCCAAGCAGCGACATTTAGTATTGGCACAGAAACTGTAACAGGTTCAGCAGTATTCGCTGTAACAACAGCAGGTGCACCAAGTTTTAGTTTAGGTACAGAAACAGTAACGGCAGGCGCTACTGTGACTACAACAACCGCTGGTGCAATAACTGTAAGTGTAGGCGATGAAACAGCATTTGGTGAAGCATTTCAAAATTTAATTTCATTTACTGCAGGATCTCCAGATCTTCAAATTTGGAATCAAGCAGATGATAGTCAATCAGTGACATGGGTAAATGTAGAACCAGGATCAACGGATTAATATGGCAGACGACGCAACAATAAGTTTAAACGCAACTGTGTTACCAGATGAAATATCTAAAACTATTGCTGGTAGTGTAACTATTACACCAGCAGATGCAAACGATAAATGGTATTACAAATTAACAAGTGTATCTAATGCAAGCACAGATTTAATTGCTGGGTATTTTACGGATTATACAGCAGTGGACGATGACACAGCTCCAACAGCTGTAGCTACAGGGGATAAAGTAAATTTTATTTTTATAAAAAACACTGATTCTTCTAACGATGTGTATATTGTTTTGGATGCAGGCACTGCTTCTACTTCTGCAACTGACGCAATTAAAATAGCTGCAGGACACTCTTGGTTTGGAAACTTGCCAAATACTACTGTAGCTGATATACATGCAATTTCATCATCTTCTACTGTAACTTGTATTGTGGCAGCACTATTGGATGACGTAGGTTAAGGAGGATAAATGGCATCATCATATTCAAGTTCATTAAATTTAGAATTACAAGCAACTGGTGAAAATTCAGGTGCGTGGGGTACTAAAACAAATAAC